CTTCGGGAGCGTGTCCTTGTTGGCGAGCCACTCCGCGAGCGGGGGTCGGCCCTCGCTGGGGAGACGGCTGTAGGCATGCTGCACGTACTCGATGCCCTCGGCATCGGTGATGCCAGCCGCGGCGATCTCGCGCTCGGTGCGGAGCGCCTCACGCTCTGCCTTGCTCGAGGCCTTGATTTCCTCAACCTGCGCCTTGTATTTCTCGGCGCTCTCGGCGAGCGGCGTCAGTTCGCTGACGCGCCCCTCGAGTTCCTTGACTCGCGCAACGAGCTGACGGATGCGGGCGCCCGCTCCGTTGTCGCTGGCCTCTGCCGTTGTAGTCGTCGTCGTAGTCGTTCCTTCCTCGGTCATGCTTCCTCCTCGCGTGCGGCTTGCACGCGCTCCCAGACTGCTAGTTGACGCTTCGCCCATGCACGGCCGGGGGCGCCTCCCCAGAGATCCCACGCGATGCGACCGGCGCTCGGATACTGCGGGTGCCCTGGTCGAGCGGCCGGCGCCTCAAGGTCCACCTCGTGGCGCTCGAAGTAGGCGACCATGCGCCTGATCGTGTCGATGCTCACCACGTCGCGGCTCGCCAGTTGAGACGCACGACGCGCACCGACCAGCGTCCCGCCTCGGCCGTGCTTGCGCCGGTTCTCGAGCCCACGCTTCGCGACGGCGGCGACCTCGACGGGAGCGCGGAGCTCAAAGCCCATCGCGCGCTCGTCGCGCAAGAAGCGCCTAAACACCTCGGGGTGCTCGCGCTTCAGATAGTCGCGCTGACGTTCCGAGATGAACGGCATCAGGTCGCCTCGTCGTGGATCTCGACCTCTGCCTCGACCTTCGGGCCAAGCCCGAGGTAGCCGCGGGCCTCGCGGAGGCTCTCGATGACAGCCGCCACGACGGCAGCATTGGCCTCGTCCAGATCGAGAGCGGCGAGGGCCTCCTCGGCCGCGTCGAGTTCCTCGGCCACTTCGTCCATCGCCTCCGCGTGAGCAGGGGATACATCGGGTGCGGCCGTCGCCGGCCGTCCTCCTGTTTCTCCTTCTTCAACGGCCGGCGGCGCGCTCTCCATCATGCGCGCCTCTGCCGCCTTCGCGAGCGTGATCTGCTCGAGGCGCGCGACGGCGTCCTCGTGGGTCATCGATCCGAAGAGCCGGAGCGCCTCGACCTTGTCCATGAGGCCGGCCTCCATCATCTCCAATGCGTGTGCCCGCCTGCTCTGCATCTCCTCGGGCGACAAGGGTATCTCCCTGTACATTACAGAATACCCGCCCTCGGGGAACTGCGAGCCGGTCGCCCGGTTGAAGAGCGCCGCGGAGATCGCGACGAGCCGCTCGTCCGCATCGCGCTGCTGGAGGATGTACTTCCTCTGCGCCGTCCGCTTACCCTCGGATGACAGACTGATGGCGTAGCCGCTCTTGGCGCTCCCGCTGGTGCGCTGGATCTCGCTCGGCGAAAGGCCAGCGTCGGTGGCGAGGCGATGTGCGATTGCGGCGATCGTGCCTTCGAGCTTCTCCACGTCGGCCGACGCGTTGAACTGCCCGACCTGTGGCTGCTGTTCCATCGCCGCGTCGAGCATCAGGATCGTCGTCGGGTCGGTCACGACCTCAACGCGCTGCCCGCGCGTGCCGCCGTCCACCATGTCGGAGCCAGCCACTCGCACGCCGATCGCCCACCGCTGGGGGAACGATGCGTCCCGAAGCGTGTGCGCGAGGAATGAGTAGTACACCGCCAGGTTGAGCGAGCCCTCGTAAAGCTCGATCCCGTTGAACGCGTCGAAGAGGCGGTCGCCGTAAAGGCTCGCGTGGTAGAGCACGACCGGAAGGATCGGGGTGCCGTCCGCACGACGGTACGGGTACGCCTCGCCCGAGTAGGTGGCGCCCAGCACCTCGAGGGTCACGTCCTCGCCCATGCCGCCGTCCTTCGCCATACGCACCGTGTACGAAGGGTTCGCCGGGTCGCGGATGTCGAGCACGTCCCACAGCCACACCGCCTCGCCGCGGAAGTGCCGCAGCCGGATCTCTGCGTAAGCCAGGGGGACGGTAGGCCGGCTCGGGTCGGCCTCGGCGATCGTCATGTCAGGAGAGACAGGCCGGTAGGTCAGGCGATCGTCCTCGACATCGATCCGCATCCACATCTCGCGGAGTGCGATCACCATCGACTGGAAGCGGGACATCTGTGGCCACAGCCCAGCGCGCGCGATCAGTCCATTCGACCCGCACAGCGCGTCCACTGCCTCGCCGGCCGTGTTGTGGGAAACATCCGGGGGGGCATCGTAGAGCGTGGCCAGTTCGGTCGCTACGACCTTGAACGGGTTGCTGCTGATGTCGGGGATGCCCCACGCCTGACGGCGCGTGCTGCCCAGCTGCATCTGGAGACGGTCCTCGAGCAGACGCGACCAGCGTCCCTCCATCAGAGCGCGGCGATGCCGAGTGTGCTCCCAGCGCGCTGCCTCGTCGGGGTTACTCGGCGCCGGCGGCTGCGGCATCTTCGTGTACGCGTACATGGACCCCCCGTTAGCCCAGCCTTATCGCGGTCGGCTGGTATAGGCGCCTAGTATACAGTTCGAGCGTGTAGCGCAGGGCGTCGATTGAATGCTTGTGCTCGCTGGCCTCTCGCCCGTCGAACTTCTGTAGGTCGTCGATGAGCCCGCGGCATCGTTGGTTGATGCTGAAGTCGTTGCGGAGCATCGCCGCGGACAGCACGCGGTAGCCTTCGAAGACCGACCCGCGAGGCTTGTACGCCGTGTGGATGCGGAAGGGGAGGCTCCCGGTGGGGAGCTTCAGCGCGCGCTCCATCGAGGACATGAGCATCGCGTTTGACTTTAGGCTCCCGTTGCGCCTGCCGTACACCTTGCGGTCTCCCACCCATCGGTCAACGTTCTCCCAGCGCAGCCCGCATCGCTTCAGCATCGCGAGGATAGCCGCGGCGTCCTGGTCGGGAGTGGTCATGCCATCCGAAACGATCTGGTCGAGCACCCAGATCTTCGGGTGCCCCTCGCCGCCGTCGCGGACCAGCGCCGTCAGGACGGCAACCTGCGCGCCGGCCTCGGTGCCGTGGTCGATGCCTACGCCGATAAGCGCCTCGCCAGCCGGCACGTCGGCGCGGACGTGCTGCGCCGGATCGAACATCTTGAACACGCGACCCTCAACCCATCCGCTGTCCCACTCGCCGTGGATGCGCTGGGCCACTTCTTGCGGAAGCACCTGACTCGTTAGCCGATCGATGTCTTGCTGCGTCAGGAGTGGACGCCCGCCGATGGGCGTCGTGTTCTGGACGGTCAATGGAAAGTGCAGATCTTGCACCGCTCCATCCTCGACCAGCTTCTTCAGCCATCCGAGCGGCAGCCCGATGGGGGTGAGCGTGATCGCGATGCGTCCTCGCTGGCGCAGCACGCGCGCCGCCAGCTCCGACCAGATCTCTTCGGGCGGGGGCTCGTCGATAAGGACGTAGTCGATGGTCGAGCCCGCCAGCGCCAGCGCCCCTTGGTTCACCGTGCGGATGCGAAGGACCGATCCGTTCCGGAAGCGGACCACGGGTGTACGCCCACGGAAGCCCCTCCCCGGGGTGTATTCGCAGTCTGGATCGATAGCGTCCTTCGGGAGCAGCTGCCAGAGCTTCGCCTGTACCGACAGGCTCTGCTCCCACGACACGACCACGACCCACGCCTCGATCGGCGCTGCCTTCACGAGCGTATACGGGTGCGACCCGAGGCACCGATAGATGCAGTCGGCGAGGCCCGCCCACGTCTTACCGAGCTGGTTCCCGGCGCGGAGTAAGCGGATCGGATGGTTGCTCGATAGGAACGCGAGCTGCGGCGGCGTCGGCCGGAAATAAGCCAAGGGATCCGCGTGTGCCCGACGCGCGAGCGTGTTCGTCGCCGTAGCGAGGGATGCGAGGTTCAAGCAGTCTCAACCAGTCGCACAGGTGGAGCGCCACGTCGGATCGCGATCGCATCCTCGAGGCGCTCGAGGTGTTGAGCCGGTAGCGAGGCGATGGCCTGGACCATGATCGAGAGAAGTTGCTCATCGCTCATAGTGTCGTCAGGGGCCGAGGCCTTGGCAAGCGCCAGGTCGAGTTCGTCGCGGGTCTGGAGCGCCAGTCTCTTCGCGCTGACGGCCGCTTGCCACGACCGCGCCTCCTCGGCCTGCGTGACCATGCTCTCCGCATGGCGCAAGGCTTCGCGCAGGTACTCGACCCGCTCCTGCGTGTCGGGCAGCTTGCCGTAGTTGGTCGCCCGGTCGCGTGGCTTGCGGCGTTCGATCGCCATTTGGGCTCCGTTTCTTGGCTTCAAGGTACCGGTCGAGCGAGAGAAAGTCGAGAACCATACGGG